AACAGCCCGCAGTGGACGAGGGCGATAATTTAGCCACGTTTTAATTTCGCCAATATCTTAATAAAGACATAAATATCATTGACATCATGCAGACACTACAGTATGCTATACAGCATACGTCTCTCGATGTATAGGCAACATGCCGCAAGGCATACTAGGCAAATATAGGCATTTTAAAGGAGAACATTATGGCCTCATTAGCAGAAATCCGCGCACGACTTGCAGCCGCAGAGTCGAACAAAGGCGGTCAAACCGGCGGCGACAATCAAATTTATCCACATTGGAACATGGCAGAAGGAACTAGTGCACTGGTTCGTTTCTTACCTGATGGCAACTCAAAGAACACTTTCTTCTGGGTTGAACGGGCAATGATCAAATTGCCATTCAATGGTGTCAAGGGAGAAGCTGACAGCAAGCAGACTTTTGTACAGGTGCCCTGTGTGGAAATGTGGGGCGAAGCCTGCCCAATCTTGGCAGAAGTACGTCCTTGGTTCAAAGACAAAAGTCTTGAAGAACTGGGTCGCAAATACTGGAAGAAACGCAGTTATGTGTTTCAAGGCTTTGTGCGTGAGAATCCACTGAGCGAAGACAAAACACCCGAAAACCCAATCCGTCGTTTTATCATTGGGCCTCAGATTTTTACAATCATCAAGGCAGCACTCATGGACACCGAGCTCACTGAGATGCCCACCGACTATGCAGCCGGTCTTGACTTCCGTATTGCCAAGACACAAAAGGGTGGTTACGCAGACTACAACACTTCAAAGTGGAGTCGCAAAGAAAGCTCACTAACTGCTGAAGAAGCAGAAGCAATTGAAAAGTTTGGCTTGTTTGACCTTGCCAGCTTCCTGCCCAAGAAACCAGGCGAAGTTGAACTCAAGGTCATGAAAGAAATGTTCGAAGCATCAGTTGATGGACAGCCATTTGATCCTGACCGTTGGGGTCAATACTACCGTCCAGCAGGCATGGCAGCACCCAGCGGTGCCACTGATGTTGACGAAGATACTCCAGTAGCACGCGGAGGTGGTGGTACCTCTGGACCAATTTCTGGCGGTGGAGGTGTGCAAACAAAAGTTGCCAGTAGTGTCACAGCCGCTGTTGACGACGAAGACGACGTACCAGCTGCCACAGCACCAGTGGTGAAACCAGCTGCTGGCGGCAACAAGGCCGAAGATATCTTGGCCATGATTCGGGCTCGCCAAAAGTCTAACTAATCGTGCAAGCACGTCTGGTCTGGCTACCATCCGGAGAAGAAGTCAAATTCCGTGTGGTCTGGCCAGACCTATTCCTATACTGGCTAGGCAAACTAGGCACTGACAATAGTTTTTTCTGTAGCCAAGTCAGCGAGGCTCACGCTATTAGACAGTCGCTACAAAGCAACATCGATGCCATACAAGGAATCACAGCAGCACTGCCACCATTGATCAGCCAATGGCCCAGTGACCTATTTGATCAAAAGCAGTTGAATCAGTTGCACAGGGATTGGGTTTTAGCTGGACAACGTTGGCCAAAATTGCCACTGTTATTGCAGCAACTGAAATTAGAACGTGCATGGCGGGGTATTAATGAAGACATACACCGTCTTGAAAGCTGTTTTTCATGGCAGTATCAAAACTACGATCTACATCCTTGGCAAACAGCCAATAAGTTTGGCGCCAAGTTTTTAGACCATGCTACTAGTCATATTATGCTGGGCTTTGACAATCTAGGTCGCAGTACCTGGGAAAAGTTTTCAAACTATGACTCAGATGCATTTGAAGTTGATACCAATAACTTTGACATGCTGTCAGGCAAACTAGAAATCTCGCTGGCTAGACCCATGATGTGGACCAGTCCAGAAAACTACAGTAATTGGTGTGCTCTACACAACATATCTGAAGTTGGTCGCAACATGCGAATAGGCAACTTTGATGACGATGTGAAAACACTGACCAAGTTGCGATATCTGTTTACAAACAATGAATCCTCTAATAAAATCAGTTTTGCCTTATAGACCCACTGATGACTGGATACTTTTGAATTCTGGACTGGCCTGGCTAGAACTTGATATTGATATACCACGTGATTTAATATCACAAGAAGCTGCACAGGTGTTTGATTGTAGAGTAGAACATCGTGAAACAGACAGTGTTTTGGGTTATGGTAATCAAGGCTGGCACAGCCTATGCTTGTACGGAGAATCAGCCACGGCTACCAGCAGTGACCAAGGCCAAATGGCATGGACTGATATTGGTCAGTTGTGTTCGCAAACCAAGGCATTTTTAGAACAACACTGGATCATAGCTCTTGCCGGGCGCATTAGATTCATGTGGTTGGCACCAGATGGTTACATTTTGCCACACGTTGATCGTAAACAACGACAACTGTTTGAATGTAATCTTGCCATTGACCATCCTGACAACTGTAGAGTGCAGTTTTTAGATCATGGCACCATACCTTTTGCCTCGGGTCGCGGCTTTGTGATTGATACCAGTTGTAGGCATTTCGCGGTTAATCAATCTCAAGAATGGCGTTTGCATTTGATAGTACATGCACCACTCAAACCTGGTATTGTTCGTAGAAGCTATGAAAAAAGTTTTTATAGTTGATCGGCATCAGCATCCTAAACTGCTGCGTTTTACGCAGACCAAAGTGATGTTTGATGCTAACAATCGTTACACTGCCTGGGCCGACGACATTGTAACAGTACAAAGCCCAGAAGAAGTCAATGATCAAAATGGAGTGATCATTGCCAGTGGCGAATTTGTAACCACTGACTTTAGATCTCGTGATTGGGATTGGACAGTGCAAAACAACATGATTGGAGATCCTGATCTAATAGAGTTTACATTAGATTACAGTTATGAAATGCATCAACGTCCTCCCTATGATCAGGGCAGTAAACAACTGTATATCTTGGAAAATCTCTATCGCACAGTGTTACGCAGTTCTAAGTTAATCTATTTGGACAATACCGAACATTATGAACCAAGGTCATTGAGTGGTAGTGTGTTGTATGGTCTAGCCAGCGGTCGGAAAACCATGAGAATGTTTCGTGATGGTGACTTTCACAAGGTTGTTGTATACGATTGCAATCAACGACAGCTGGATTTTGCCCGGCAACTACACTCCAGTCCATACATAGCTGATCATATTGAAGTCACTGGTGATGTCATGGGTAGCAGAACAGTTCCAGAAGACATCAAGAGTTTTTGGCCTGTCTGGCACCGTATGCCAGTAGAATTCAAACTCATGGATTTATTTACAGCACCAACACTTGAGCCCAACAGTGTGGTTTGGGTCAGTAATGTTTTTTGTTATGAACCCACAATTTTTAAACAGGGATGGGAAGCTTGTAAAATGGCACGAGTCAGCTTGCAAAACGCCAACCCATCGTGTACAATTTTAGAATACTAGGAGAACTTATGCCCAAGCCATTTGATGTAAGCAAGTTTCGCAAAGAGATAACCAAGAGCATTGACGGACTGTCTATTGGTTTTAACGATCCCACAGACTGGATCTCAACAGGTAACTATGCCTTGAACTATTTGATATCAGGAGATTTCAACAAGGGTGTGCCCTTGGGCAAGGTCACTGTGTTTGCTGGTGAATCCGGCGCAGGCAAGAGTTACATTTGTTCAGGTAATATCATCAAGAACGCACAGGAACAAGGTATCTATGTGGTTCTTATTGACAGTGAAAACGCTCTTGATGAAGCATGGTTACATGCATTGGGCGTGAGCACTGATGAAAGCAAACTGTTGAAGTTAAGCATGGCAATGATTGATGATGTGGCCAAAACAATTTCAACATTTATGCAGGAATACAAAACTCTAGCTGATGGCGATCGTCCCAAGGTTCTGTTTGTGATTGATAGTTTAGGTATGTTGTTAACACCAACAGACGTCAATCAGTTTGAAGCAGGCGAAATGAAAGGTGACCTAGGTCGTAAACCCAAAGCTCTCACCGCATTGGTACGAAACTGCGTGAACATGTTTGGTAGCTATAACGTAGGTCTAGTATGTACTAACCATACCTACGCTAGCCAAGACATGTTTGATCCAGACGATAAGATTAGCGGCGGCCAGGGCTTTATCTATGCATCAAGTATTGTGGTTGCTATGAAGAAACTCAAGCTTAAAGAAGATGAGGATGGCAACAAGATTTCAGATGTCATGGGTATTCGATCGGCATGTAAGGTCATGAAAACTCGCTATGCTAAACCATTTGAAGGCGTACAGGTTAAGATTCCATATGAAACAGGCATGAACCCCTACAGTGGCCTAGTGGACCTTGCTGAAAAGCGTGGCTTGCTCAAGAAAGATGGCAACCGTTTGGCCTTTACTACCACT